CTTTGTACAAACATGGCAAGACACCCATTCATGTGGGTTATGCCCTTTTCCTCACAGCACGGCATTTGGTTGTGCCTTACCATTTTATGCGTGAGGTTAGGTCTAAGATTTGTGAGCTGCGGGTGAGCGATTCTGCTGGTGTGGTTGTTCTTGACAACTTGAGGGTTGTCAAAGAGGCACCCATGATGGCAGGTGGCATCAGAGATTTTTGCATTTTGGAATTGCCCCGCAATTTTGTGGGCATGCGTGACATTCGCAGCCACTTTGCACCCAAGAGTGTCATGCGCAACACTGCGCCTGGCTATGTGGTGAAGCCCACTCAGACTATGGCGGTTGTGGTAGGTTCTGTGCAAGATAGCAGGACGTATTCCAACATTCTGACCGAGAGGGTTGCTCTTGTGCAGCATTCCGGTTACACTGCCAAAGGTGATTGCGGCAGTGTTTTGATCGTGCGCAATCAGTCCGAAACCAAGCGTTTGAGAGGGATCCATGTTGCTGGTTTGGACACTGGGTTTTATTGCCCATTGTATGCAGAGGACATGCCAGATTATGCTGAGCATCAATTATTTTGTGGTCTGGAAGAGGTTGAGAATGTTGATGCATTGCACAATAATGGCACAACAGGCATAGCCAAGACAGCGTTTAGCGGTTATTTGGTTTAACCGAAGGGTGGGCCAGCGTGTTTACGCCCATCTGTCAATGCTGAAGGTGTGCTTGTTGATCCGATGCTTAGTGTAGTTGAAAGATCAAAGCGAGATTTTGCCAGCATAGCTTTGCCATCTAATGTTGGCCTTTGTGTAGATGCTGTCATTAGCGAGGTGTTTGAGGATATTGGCAACGAGGATCTGGGCCTGTTGACGTATGAGCAGGCCGTCGCTGGCATTGAAGGTGATGATTTTGTCAAGGGCATTGCGAGGGGCAAGTCTATGGGCTACCCCCTATGCCGCAAGTATGCAAACAAGAGGCCAGCTTTCGGAGCTGAGGGCCCTTATGTGTTTGATACTCAGGCAGCTGCTGAGGTCAAGAAGGATTATGACCTCTTGGTGGCAGACTACATGTCTGGTAGGAGTTCAGCTGTGTTTCGGGATTGCTTGAAAGACGAGGTGCTGAAGCAGGAGAAGGTGTCGAATGTTGATACCCGGCTTATTTCAGCTAGTCCAGTCCATTTTACGATTCTCGTTCGCAGGCTTTTTGGCAAGTTTGCTGCTCAGTTTATGCGCAAGAGGCTTAAGCATGGCGCTTTGGTAGGCGTCAATGTGTACAGCCCAGAGTGGGGTGTCATTAGTCATGAGTTGCGGTCCATGAACAAAGATGGAGTTGCGGCTGCTGGTGATTACAAGGCTTTTGATAAGAGTCAGCACCCACTCATTCTTAAGAAGATAATTATGGAGATTGCCCGCAGGTTGCCTCACTATTTAGGTATGGAGAGATTGTTCGAGGGAATAGCGAGAGATACTGCTGAGGCTATGCACCTTGGCGGCAATAGCTATAAATCGTGGGTCATATACAAGATCATTGGCTCACTTCCCAGCGGTCACCCTCTGACATCCATCTTGAATTCCTTGTACAATTTAGTGGTTTTCAGGATGTGTTGGTGTGACATGTATGGTGATCAGGCCGTTTTGTCTTTCAGGGAGAAAGTTCGCTGCTATGTGTATGGAGACGACAATATTTTCGCCCCGTCTGATGATTGCCTTGATTTCAATCTTGAGGCCATGGCTCGATTTTGTCCCAGGATCGGTATGGTGTACACCAGTGAGGATAAGACTGGTGACTTGTACACTTTGAAACCGGTGGGCCAGTGCTCTTTCCTCAAGCGCAGGTTTGGTCTTGACAGTGATGGGTATGTCTATGCGCCGTTGGAGTTTTACTCCATTGGAGACATGCTCAATTGGAGGAAGAAGAAAACGACCGATGAAGAACACTTGGCGCAAGTGTCGGTCGCCATGATCAGGGAGTTGGCAGCATATGAT